GACGATCTTCGCCGCTTGAAAGCGACATGGCGAAAGCCATCGAGTTCGAAAATCCCCGGAATTCCGAGGGAGGCCCGATATGCCTATAAGGCACCTCAATGACGTCGTCACGAGGCTAAAGGCTGTGGGGTTGCACCCTGCATTGATAAGCGACATCCAACAAGTAGTCGCCCAGAGGGAGACAGATCAAGGACCTTGCGGTACCGTGATCTGGTTAAAATCCCTGAAGGTTGATTACGTCAGACATCTAGCAGGAATGGAGCCGGTGGGGCGATATGCCAAGAAAAACGTTCGAATCAATGGGAAGAATTTCAGACTTCCCAAAGGCCCATTCGGGCGCGTTTTCGAGCTTGGCCTCCGGGGTAAATCCCGGAAGTTGGCCCATCAGGTGTGGCAGGCACTGCTGATCTACACTCGTTACCGATACCCATCGGGTGTGGTTAGCCACGGGCAGTGGAAGAAATTCTCACTTGCAGTCCGTAAGGAGCCGCCTTCGAAATCCCAACTGCGCGAGGCACAGGTGTACGTGTCCGCAGGTCTGGATACCCTGTCCAGATTTCCACGTGTGCTTGAGGACCCCAGCCCATTAGTCTCTTTCCAGCCCCGAGAAGGCAAAACTGTGCCTATGATCAGCCGTGACGTGCTCGACGAGAAATCGTCGCTACTGCGCCAAGCGCACCAGTTCTTCGCGTATAACCGGTATCCGAAGGAGATTGCTCCCCTTCTGGCCGCGGTCGCGGAGGGCACTAAGTACGTTAAGGAGATCGGCTGGTTGGCGCATTCCGAGGGATTGAAACCCTTCGGATATGTCGGCAACATCGGGCTCATACAAGAGCCCGGTCTGAAGCTACGTGCGGTGGCCAACCCTAACAGGGTTGTCCAGCAAGCGCTTCAGCCGTTAGGCAGAAGTCTGTTTAGGTGGCTGGCTACGCTTCCAGAAGACTGTTGTTACCATCAGGAAACTGGTGTGTACGACACGCAAGGGTGGTTAGCTCAAGGGAGGAAAGTCTACTCCTTTGATCTGAGCAATGCTTCAGATGTGATTCCTTTATCACAGCTAATTGGGATACTACGAGCAGTGAAATGCCCGGAATCCCACTGGATGCTCCTGTATCTGGCGGCCACGGGAACTTGGTTAGTCCCGTTAAAGTCGTCAGTGCGTGAGGCCGTTCAGCTTCGCTGGAGGCGCGGAACCCCATTGGGTCTGTTCCCTTGCTTCGCACTCTTCTCGATCTGGCACCATTGCCTTGTGAGGGGCATATGTGTCAAGACGGGGAGACTAGACTTCCCCTACCGTATACTGGGAGATGACATTGTCATCGCTTCACCAGAGGTGGCGGAAGAGTATCGACGCGTGATGGGAGTTATCGGGATCGACATATCCATGGACAAATCCATCGAATCGGACAAGGTTGCCGAATTCGCTGGGCGTGTCATCACGAGAGGAGCAATCCTCCATGGACTTAAGTACGGGGACGACACACTTGACAACTCGTTCCTTGAACAAGTTAAAAATTGCGGTCCACGCGTAATCCGATACCTGTTGCCTAAGCAAAGGCACGTTGCGAAGTGGCTTTCCTATGCCGCTCCGCCGGTTGGTTTCGGATATAATCCCGAGGGCATTTCCTATGGAGAGCGCCTTGCGCGAGCAATGGCGTGGGAGCTGTCTGCTCCCCAAAAGTCTTCAGCGGATTTGGTCGTCCAGATCCAAACGATCACTAGGAACTGGTACGCTCACGCGTACCGGGAGTCCCCGTATGGTCGTTTTGGGGCGGACCCAGGTAAGAATCTTGACCTGGACCCGGATGTCATCGACCAGATGGCATCTAGAGCTTTTTACCACGGAGTGCCTATTCAGGCATACGGCGGCAACCTCGATCAGGTGCTGAAGTTTCAGTCCTTGGAGGAAGCTCTGAAGGGATCAGCTGGTAAGCTGATGCGTTTGATTAGGGCTCACAAGCCCGACGTCATAGACCATCCATTTAATAAGCCGTTGATACAAAGTCTGTACCCCCGGTTGCTACGCGCTAGGGAGTTATACCCCCAGTGCTTGGTATGGGTGTATGCAAATACACCTTACCCAATCGGATCGGATGTCGACACTAGCCCATGAC